GAGCTTCCGGTGATCGCGGTGTCGAGCTGCGTGACCTGGCCGAAGCCGCGACGCACCTCCCACGCACCCTGCCGGCGGACGAGGTTTAGAGCGAAGCTCCCCTTGGACGGGCGGTCGTGCTTGATGCCCTCCCGAAGAATCTCGACCTCTTCATACTTAACCGCCATCTCACATCCAGCCCACGTCAACGACGCTCTCTAGGCGCCCACCAGAGCGGCCCTCGAGGTAGCTGCGCAGCTGGTCCTGTCGCCGCCCGAGCAGCCCGAGCAGCTGCGGATTCTCAGCCACATCGGCCACCGCGTACTGCAAGCAGGCGATGAGCGCGATAAGGTCATGGAACCGGTTGAGGTCGTCGACGTATACGTTGGCACCCGCCACTATGGCGGTGTTCCAGTTGATGGCTGGCTCGGGCACGTAGTCGACCCTGATGTCCATCGTGACTTCGCCCGGGAAGAAGAGCTCGGTGCCACGCAGCACGTAGTCTGCGCGCTGGTCGTAGGCGCTCTCGAGGGCGACGGCAGGCTCCAGGAGAGCGAGCACGTTGTCTGGCTGTGCAGTGCTCTCAATGGTGTAGATGTTGACGAGCTGATACATCCTGTTCGCTGCACCCGCGCCCAGCAGGGTGCCGTCCAGGTCGAGCCTCCTGACGCCGGAGAGCGAGTAGGTCTGGCTCAGCGCGTATATCTGCGGGTCGATGCCGATGACAGACGCCCTGAAGTCGTCGTAGGCGCGCTCGAGCCAGATGGCGGTGCGCGGATCGTCCACCCAGGTCCTGTCTGGCTCGTCCATGTAGATGACGAACTCTGCCGCGATCTCCTCTGCGAGCATCACGGCCCCCCTTGGATGCCCGAGGCGGGACCTGGCATGCCCGGCAGGTTCTGCTGCTCGGTTGGGAACGGTATGTCAGCGAGCGGGTCCATCGGCGGCGCGGGCATCGCCACCTCCTGCATCTGCGGCGCAACCTGCTTCGGCGTCGGCGGGGACTGGTGCGGCGAGACCGTCTTGACGTCAGAGGCCGCCTTCCACTCCTCCTCTGACGCGCCAAACATGGCGACGTCCTTGATCTTCTGGGCGATGTAGTCCTGCCGCTCCTGTGGGAGCTTGTAGTAGTCGGCGGTGGCGACGAACTCGCTGAATACCTTGAGGAAGGCGTCCAGGTCGTCTGTCGGGAGTATGTCCAGCGAGCCGCCCGCCACGATGCCGCCCAGGATGTCTCGCGCGTGGCTAAGGGCGATGAACTTGTCCGAGAGCTTCTTGTTGAAGGTGCGGAAGTTGATGGCGTCGATGGCCTCTTCTGGCGCCATGATCCCCATCTGCACCATCTCGAGCACGCGGGCCTCCCGCGACGCCGCGTCGACCTTGAAGAGCGTGTTGGCGTCTACGTAGACCTCCGGGTCTTCGACGATGTCCGCGTTCGAGATGGCCTTCCACGCGGGGACGCCGGCATTGTCCAGCATCCTGATGACCCGCTCCTCGGTGTAGTGCCTCTTCATGAGCAGCAGGGCCGCGAGCATGACGTCTTCCACGGCCGCGATCAGCTCATGCTGCGTGGCGAGTAGCTGGGCCGAGTCCTGCTGCGTCAGCGTGCGCGCATGCACGCCGCTCTTGACCCCGGCCTCGCGTCGTCCAAGCGTGATGCCATGAGCGCCTGCGACGTCGCTCATCTCTTCGCGCAGCAGCGATGGCTCGCGCAGCACATGCGCAGGCAGCTGCTGGGGAGAGGCCGGTGTGGGGGGTCCGCCGCCCGGAGTGTAGCGGATAACCGCGCCGGGCTTGTTCATCATGGAGCCCTTGCGCACGTCCGCGGTGCGCGGGATGAGCCATGGCGGGTTGCCCATCAGGCGCACGTTGGCGTGGATCTGCGTGCGGGTGCGGTTGTAGAGCTGTTGCAGGTCGGCGATCTGCACCATGGGGCCCTGCCCCCACAAATCTCCCTCTATCACGTGGTATCGAACCAGACGGATCGGGAAGGCGTCCCGGACGTCCTCGCTGTCCTCCGTCTGGAGGTAGAGGTCGCTCGTCAGGATGGCGTGGCTGGCGTGTACTGCTGGTAGCTCTCGCGCGCGCCGCCGTCCTCGGAGAGCTCCTCTATGTCCTCCTTCTTGTCAGGATAGGCGTCCTTCAGCTCTGACTTGGTCGAGAAGCTGCGGATGGCCACCCAGCGAGCGTCCACGGGCGAGTTCACCCCGGGCTCGAAGAAGAGGTTGAACGGACTGATGACGTCACACCTCACGCGCCCGCGGACCTTCTTGGAGCCGACCGTCTTGTCTGGCTCCGGGCCATCCAGCTCACCCTCCCCCGGCATGGTGCTCGAGGTCTCAGAGACCCCGTGGCCGGGCTCGTAGTACGTGTGCAGCGCGACGTTGCCGGACTGCGCAAGCCAGCGCACCACCTCCTGCCACTTGCGCGTCTGCTTGTCGGCGAGCCAGAAGTACCGCACCGCCATCTCGCTTGCGGTCGCCTTGGTCACGTCCTCCATGCTGTCGCTTGCCGGTATAACCACCGGAGAGGGCGCGTTGAGCGTCAGGCGGGAGATGATGGAACGCTCGATGTTCATCATCTGATTGACCGTGACGCGCACCTCGCCCGATGCCCGCGGCTGCGTGCGCGTGCCCTTCACGCTGCTATCCCAGTAGATCCACTGATCTCCGCGCAGCATCCTGATGGCTGACGACCACTCCAGGTCGCGCTGCGTGCGCTCACTCTTGGAGCTGGACAGCCTGCTCTGCATGTCGGAGGGGAACTTTGCCACCAGCGCCCCCCTCAGGAGTATCTACGATTACGAGAACCAAGCGCTGCGGCCAGCCCTGTGAGGTCAGGCGCGCTCCGTCTCGCTGCCGTCTGCGTGGGCGGTGGTGCGACGGGGGCAGGGGCAGGCGTGGACCCGGTGCTTGCGCTCGGGATCACCGTGCTCTCCGGCTTGGCGCCCTCGGCCCAGCCGGCGGCGGTGCCGACGCTGCCGCCGAGCGCGAGCTGCGCGCCCTCTCCAGGCTTATCCTCCTGGAACTTATCGATCCCGGCCCCGATCTGCTGCCCGCCCTGCCATCCGATGAGGGCGCCCTGCGGGCCGGAGACGTATGCCCCGACGGCAGCCATTACGATCGGGAGCACCAGCTTGGTAAGGTCGTCCTCTTCATTCCAGGTATCACCCTGCGCCTGCCTGATGCGGACCTGCTCACCCGCGATGCGTTGCCTCTCGAGGTTCTCCTCTCTGCTGCCGGCGTAGCGGCTTCGGTACCTAGTAGGCATCCTCGTACTCCTCGCGGATAGAATCCAGCAGCCCGATGTCGGTCGCCACATCCTCGCGCATCGAGCGCTCCCTGTCGATGAGTAGCCACAGGTAGTAGCCGCACTCGACGAGCACCACTGACGCGATCAGGTAGAAGATGTGTTCCATAGATAAATGGGGGGCGGGGCCCATCAGGGGTTTCGTCGGGAGACCCCGCCCCCACGCCCCTAGACGGGCGAGATGCCGGTGAGGATGAGCTGCGAGTTCGGACGCTTGCAGACCATGTTGTACCGGTGCTTCCAGAAGCCTTCCCACGTGTCGAACCCGGCGACCCGGTTCAGCACGTTCCCGTCCGCGTCGGCGAACTGCCCGGTGGTCAGCTCTGCGAGCAGCCACGGCTCCTTCGAGAGCAGGGCGATGGTGCAGATGGGGAAGTGTCTGTCGTACTGGAACTTGACCCCGCCGTAGGCGAGGTTGTCCTGGTTCGCCATCAGCTTCCCGCTCGAGCCATCGACGGTGACGTTGCTGACCGGGGTGGCCCCGAAGATGCCCGTGAGCTGCAGCGTGTAGCGGTGTCGCATCAGGGCGTTCATGACCAGCAGGTCCGGGTCCATCCCGGAGTCCTGCATCAGCGTGTCGAACATGTACTGCAGCCGCTCGAGGCTCAGGTCCGCGTCCGCGAGGGCGCGGGAGGATGAGCCCGTCACAGAGTGCGTGATCACCGAGCTCTGAAGCACATGCGGCACGCCGCCCACGGTGGTCCGGTTGACGCCGAAGTGCGTCTGGCTCGCGAGGTTGGTAAAGATACCAGCCGGCTGTGACGTGATCAGCTGCGGCCACAGCGCACCGGTCGGGTTGCTAATGCCCGTCGGGTCCTGGCCGAAGGGCGCAGCGGCGGAGTCCGTCGCGCGACCAGTAGCCGTGGGCCCCGGAACCGCGGTGGCGTCAGCGCCGGAGATGACGACCGCGATGGTGGTGCCAGCAGGGAGCGCCAGGGTGTTGATCCGGTCGGTGCCAGCGGCGTTGTTCGAGCCATACCGAAGCGTGAGAGACGGGTCGACCCTGTCATCAGTGGCCGCGACGACCATGATGTTGTCGTTGTTGCCGCTCGGCAGGATCTCCGTGTAGGTGTCCAGACGGAAGAGCCGCACACGCACCCAGCTATCGATGGCGGCGGGTGTACACGGGGTACCCGTCGCGGCGCCATTGAAGTAGCTGAAATCGCCCTGGTACTCCCAGTCCTCGACCGCAGAGAAGCCCGCAGGGCCGACGCGGTTCTGCCCGGCGCCCGGCTGCACGTTGCCCACCTTGCGCTCGTTCAGGAAGCCCTTGACCTCGCCGCCGAAGATGGTGGCGTGGTTCTCCATGTTGGCCATGTCTCGGACGAGCCGATTCATCTCCTCCTTCATCACCCCCTCAAAGGCGCCACGCCCGGCGCTCACGGCGGTGTCCATCAGCTCGCCGCTGACCCGGAAGCTTCCGTAGGAGTTGCTGCTGTGGAGCACCAGGTTGTCGTAGTCCTGCTGCCCGGCGACGGGAAGCGCCACGCCCTCAGCGGCGAACGTCGTCCCGGTGTTGCGCGAGATGTGGATGGGGAGCCGCATCTGGGAGCCGCTCCATCCGGTGGTGCTCTTCTGGAAGTACTTACGAGCCCAGACTCGCTCGTTGATCTGATCGGTGATCGGGGACTGGTAGAATTGCTTGAGAAGCGGACCGAAGGTCTGAATAATCGCTGGCACGGGGGCCTCCTATAGGCGGCGCGAAGATGGTTCTAGATGCGCTCCCGTAACGCTTCAGCAAAAGCAGCTGAGGCCTCCGCCATGGTCTGCGGACGCTTGGTTGCAGCTGGCGCTGACGAGGTCTTGCCCGGCCTGCGGAAGGTGGCGGGTGCCTCCTTCTGCGCTTCGGCGAGCTGTGCCTTTAGCGCCTCTATCTCTGTGGTGGCCTCAGTCGTGAAGCGCGTGCGCATGTCTGAGCGTTGCTGCTGCAGATACGACGCGACGCGATCCACGTCTGCTGAGCCATCGGCTGCGACTGCCTGCCAAAGCTCTTCGGGTTTGACGTCAGGGTTCTTCTCTGCGGCGGTGCGGATCTCAACCTCGAGCTGAGTGGCTACGAGTTGCTCCGTGCGCTGCTGCTGCCAGGCTCTCACTGACTGGATCTCTTCGCGGACCTGCTTGAACGCCTCGTCGGTCTGGGGCGCTCTGTCACCCTCGCCGAAGAGACGGTCTAGCCACTCGTCGTCGTCGGACGACTTCTGCTCAGGCTGCGGCTCCGGTTGCGCTCGAGCCAGCGTAAGCTGCTCCAGCTCCCGGATACGCCCCTGGGCGCGCTCGAGATCGGCTGCTCCTGCACGGTACTTGTCGTTGACCTCTTTGAACCGGCCATAGGGAATATGCTCTGGAACCCTGGGAGCTTCTGGTTCCGGGCTTGCCTGTGTCTCCACCGCTTCTTTTACGTCCTCGGCGTCCGTGGACGGACCATCCTCCGCTTCGTTTACGTCCGGGGAGTCGACGGACTGCTGATCGGGCTGCGGCTCCTGGGCGTCATCGACGGACGCCTGCAGCTGGCTGACGAACTCTGCGTGTTGCTCTTCGCTCAGGATGCCCATGCCTCACCTTGCCGTTTTACGCCTGGCCCGGCTCTTGAGACCCCTCCATTGCCAGAGGGTAGGACCGGTTGACGTCTGACTCGTGCCAGTCGTCCCAGTCATCTGTGTATGATCTGCCTGTGCGAGCCTCGAACTGCAAGCTCTCGCGTATATTCTCGGGCCTCTCCATCATGCGATCCTCGCGCACCACGGCGGCCTGGTTTGCGCCATATATGGCGAGTGCTGTCGCGATGACCATATCGTCATGGTGCCCCGGCTGTGCCTGGGGCTTGCCCTTGGCTGAATAGGTGAAGTGGTTGGCCTCGCACCTGAATCTCGGATCGCAGGCATCGAACCATCCCTCGTAGAGGGCCTCGTAGAGCTTGCTGAGCATGAGCGGCCTGGAGGCGCGGTCGGTCCAGAAGCCGTACTTCTTGGTCCAGGTGTGCTCGCCGTCCTTCTGGTCCAACTTGTGGTAAATATAGGGGTAATTCTTGATGCGCAGCTCTTCGATGATGGTGAGCCCGTAGCTGTTGGCCTCGGGCACCACCAGCGCACCCCACTTGAGCGCCTCGGCGTGGACGCGCTTACCGAAGGCGCGAGGCATCAGGTGGTCGTAGAAGCTGGCCACGGTCTTGATGTCGGTCGCCACGGTCACGTCGATGACGCAGAAGGCCGAGTAGTCCCCACCGTATGCGCCACTCGCGGTGTCGACCCCCATCACGTAGGTGTGCCACTTCGTTGGCTCTGAGAAGGTCACGTACCCAGGCTCGGGCTCACCGTCAGGGTAGGCTGCGTGGAAGAAGCGCCCGCCCGATGAGACGAAGGCGTGGTCCGCGACGATGGGGTACTCCTGCTGCAGGATCCTCATCTTCGAGTTGCACTTGAGCTTGTAGGTCTCCGTGTACCAGCTGACCTGCTCGGTGGTCAGCTCGAACTCCTCAGCCAGCTCCTCGAGCTCGGCTGGCACCGTGTAGCCCGTATCCTTCTTCCGGCAGGTCGGGTCCTCGGTCCATGGGTAGAAGACCCGGTGGTACTCAAGCTCGTCGTCGATCCACATCGAATAGGCGAAGTTCATGCCGGCGGCGGTGGTCTCGAGAACCACCTGCGGATCATCTCCAAGCGAGTTGAAGAGCGCGGCCATGGTGTCGTCGGGGTTCTCGTAGCGGCTGAACTCCGAGCAATGCAGCGCCACCGGGGTGCCACCGCGCGCTCCTTCGCTGTTGGCGGTGCCGATGATGATGCGGCTGTCGTGTGCGAAGTGCAGCTTGTGCGAGGTCTGGTGCTTCAGCGGCATCCTCATGAACTTGGGGAGGTGCTCGTAGAACCGGTGGTAAATGGGCGCGATGTTCTCGAGCACCGCCTTCTCGGTGTGCGCGATGACCGCGACCTCGAAGCCTGGGCGGAAGAGCGCTTGCCAGAAGAAGCGAGCGGCCACCAGCGTGGTGATGCCCACCTTCCGGCTCTTCAGCACGTAGGTGAAGGGGTTGCTCGTCATCACGTCGACGAAGTCGGACTGGATCGGGTTGAAATCCAGCAGCACGAGGCGCTTCCGCTTATCCAGTATCTTCAGATACCTGGAGCAGAAATACGGGAAGTCGTGTGCGCAGCGGCGCAGCTCCTTCAGCTGCGCAGCCTTCAATGCAGCGACTTGATGCGGTCCGAGGCCTGCTTGGCGTCGGTCATGATGGCCCGCCAGTCGTCAGCGGTCATCTCGTCTCCCTTCTTCTCGGTGAGAAGCCGGAGCTTCTCCTCCAGGATCTTGAGCTTGATCTCTTCCTGGTCGAGGCGGTTGTGGTCCATCTTCCGCAGGATGTCGAGCTCTGGCTCGTGGCGCTCCTTGAGCC